TTTCAAAGGATCTATAACTCCCATCTTGTACATATCTCCAAACTTTTCATGCTTTACATCATAACCGTATGAGAAGTCTGCAGGCATTAACTCTTCTTCTATCATGTTCATATCAACTCCAGCGTTGTTTAATATATGAAAGAAAGGAGAGCGTAAAGCTTTTTGCATTATTCTTTCTGCAACAAACATATCTTTATGTCCAGTTGCAACAGCAGGAGGTATTAGGTTTCTTAAAGCTAGCCCTCCGCCTGGTAATATGCCTTCCTGCAAGGCGCTGCGCACAGCGCATACCGAGTCATCGACTCGGTCAAATTTTTCTTTTTGTTCTACATCACTATTCCCTCCCACATAAATACAACCTATTGAGCCAGCTAAACTAGCTATTCTTTCGTTTATAAACTTTCTGTCACCTAAATGTGTAGTGTTGTCTTGTTGAACCTTTAATTGTTTTATTCTATCAGCTATTTCTTCAGTCATGTCTTGATTCTTAATTAAGACAGTACTATCTTTTCCTACTATTATCTTATCTGCATATCCTAAGTCTGACTCATTAACAAGACTTAAGTCATCACCTGTCTTTTCAGAAAAGTATTTAGCACCTACTGACAAAGCAATATCCTGCATAAGCTCGTGGGTTTTATATCCAAATGATGGAGGAACAATGTTACAGAACTTTAAACCATTACGAACTACATTAGCCGCAAGAGTGTTAACTACATTTGAATTACACTCGCCTATAATTAAAAGCTTTTCGTTTTTATTTATAATTGGTTTTAAAATATTCTCTATTTGTAGTATGTTAGTTATCTCCTGGTCACACACTAATACTTTAACTCCTTCTAATATACACTCGTCTTTCTTTTGATTATTAATAAATAGTGGTGTAGTATATCCTCTATCAATCTTAATCCCGTTAGTAACCTCAGCATAAGTCTCAGCTGTCATAGACTTCTCTACAGTTACAATCCCGTCAGCACCTACTTGCTCATATGCTTTAGCTATAATAGTTCCTAGTTCTTTATCGTTGTTTGCAGAAATAGAAGCAACAGCATTTAGTTTAGACTTGCTAACTTTCTTGCTTTTCATTTTAAGCTGGATAATAACTTTAGAAGTTATAGCATTAATATTTTTAATAACCTCAGTAACATTATTTTCTGGTGTAATAAATTCTTCACCAGCTTTAACTAAAGCTTCTGTCAATACAATTGCAGTTGTTGTCCCATCACCAGCTGAGGTTGCAGTA